GTACACCCCCCCCCCTTCTTTCTAAAAAATGACCCACCCCCTCTTTTTAAACGCACTAAAAATTTCCAAAAAATTTTTTAAAAAATAAACGCCCCTACTTCAGACTAAAATGAACCGTATGTCCAGAAAACCAGCCCGAGGTCAGAAGCTTCCTCCGCAAGAGGTTGAGTTATTGAACTCGATCGCTTCAGACGCCCTTATTGGAAGAGTCACCGCCCTCTACACCGAAGGCTGGTCACTTCAATGCATCGGTGAGGCACTAGAACCTAGACGCCCACGCACAACGATCCGCAGCTGGGTAATGAAGAACCAACCCGATATCGTAGACGCCCCTATTCCGTCACCTAAATCAGCAGTGTCTGAAGCTGGTTACCAGAAAAAGAGAGTGTCTCCAGGTATCCCGCAGAATTCCTTCGAAGATATTCAGCAGCTATCTCCTCTAGCTCGTACGTTTAGATCAAGAATGGCGTCTACGTCAGCGCCTGCAGTTGCCAACCTGCGCCTAACCCAGATCTGTAAGGATCTATACGCAAACAGCGTCTCAATCCGTGAGCTAGCTGAGGCCGCCGGAGTCACCTACCGAGCCATGTACAAGAGAATTAAGCTCTAGTTACGATTTGACAAACAAAAAATGGCCTACTAGGGTCTTTTTTGTGCTATCCTTTTTAACGGAGGGCACATCCTGGCACTAAAAGCATAGGGTGTGCTTTTTAGCATCTCTGGGACTTTCGTGCTAGAGTGCAACACCATAACTGAATAGTGAAAGAAAACCACAAAACAAGAAACGACCGAGTACTAAGGTATTCAAATTCTGAAAGGTAGGTCGCCAATGCAAAAAAGGTTCATTTCAATTAGCGTAATAGCGCTAGTGATGACAAGCTCTACGGCAGCATTCGCACAATTAACAGACGCGAGTGTTGGATCCAAGGAGTCACCAACCGTGCGACAGGTAACTGTTGCACCAGAACTGATCACTGCTTCACCTGTAAGGGTTAAGAGCGTTCTTTCTGGGCCGGTAAAAGTATCACCACTCTCAACAGGTCCAATATTCTCAACCGAAGAGGCTGAGATTGGATCAGTGGAGTGGCTAGCACAAGAAAAAGCTAGACAAGACAAAATCGAATCAGACGCTGAGCGCAAGCAGGCGGAACTTGAGGCAGAGATTGCGCGTCTAGAAAAAATTGCTAGAGACACAAAAAATCTCAACAAAGCAATAGCTGCAACCAAAAAGTATGTTGGCAAGACCTGGTACGTGCTAACAGGATCCACCCCGGACGGGTGGGACTGCTCAGGTCTAGTTATGTGGACATACGGCAATGTCGGAGTCAATCTCTACCACGGTGCTACAGCGCAGAAAAACTCGGGGGAGTTTGTGACTGAGCCAAAGCTTGGAGATATAGTGGCGTTTACCCGTAAAGGCTCGAACAGCGCCTTTCACACTGGTATCTACATTGGACCCGATGAGATGCTCCACGCCGGAGGTCGAAAAGGAGATCGGACTGAAATAGTGTCCATCCGCCGCTGGGCAAAAGGAAACGGCAACGTTGAGGTTACATACACTCGACTTATAGAAACAAACAACTAGAAACCGAGAGGGCCCCTCTCTCGGGAGGGGCTCTTCTCTCTAGCTTGACAAATAAAAATTTATGCAGTACCGTCTAATGACAAATGACAAACGACATAAGGAGAGAAATGAAAAACGTTTATAAGAGCATCGTGCTCGCAGTTGTATTTGGAAACGCCATTGCGTTCCCTGTTGTCACCTACACTTTCCCGTGGGACACATACCTAATTGACCCAACCCCTTACTACATTGTTCAGGCAGAATCCCTAGGCTTACTAATCGCTGCCTGCATCTTTGTTTACGAATGGGTTAAGTACGGCCAGAAGCCAAAGTTCTTCGCCAAGTTGAAGCCAAGCAAACTAAAGGGCTTGGTTCCACCTTCGAGATCTAAATAATACAAAGGTTGCATATATCCGCTATTAGTGTTATGCTAGCCCTATGAATTATGAAACCTTAACTACGACCCTCGGATGGTTGTTGGTTGTAGCGGTCATTGCAGCACCAACTGTAGTACGCACAATCAGCAACCTCCGTACGGTTTTACGCATTCGCAAACACAAGAAGAGCATCCCTGGACCTCTTCTCGGTGTCGTATACCCTGAGCACAAGAACTCAACTATTTACCGCACTAACAGAGAGGACTAAACGTGCGCATCTATCTTTTCCTACGTTCAATAGTTTGGACTTCGGTTTTGTCCGTTGTCTCTATTGTTGCTTCACTGATATCGGCGTTTATTGCTCCGAATCTCAGCCTTGCATTTGGACTAGCGTCTATCGCGTTAGCCACACTGTCACCTCGCAGATCTGACTACTAATGCAAGAGGCACTATTCCTAATTGCTCTCGGCATAGCGTCCGTACTATTTCTGCTATTCATAATTGCGTCTATTGCAGCCATATTTGTGTTCCTTGGAGCTCCTGATGATTTCAATGACGTACACATCGAAGGCACCATCAAGAGAAAGACAAACGACTAAATTGCCACAGCCTAAGAAAAATAGAACCTTTAGCGTTCACGACTATGATGACTTCAGAGATCTAATCCCCACTAGCGGTCTTTTCGAAATGACAGACTGCGCCGTAGAGATTTGGTGCCCGGAACTAGCGGAAACCGACGAGATCCAGCGAATGGTTACTCTTCTGGAGTCTATGGTTCACGTTACTGACGTTCGAATTGGTTCCGACAGCGAAAACTTGACATCTGACGACTACCGTGTTGTACTTATCGAAGATAATGACAATATCGGTAGAAAGCGCTTCATCCGATAAAAGAGAGAAAAATGACTACTACTAGCGACGATAAGAAATACATCAAGAAAAACCAGCGCCTACCTGAAAGCATCAACGCAGAGTTCGAGCTAATCACTGACAATTTGCGCAGAGATCGGCTGATTAAGGAACTAGTTGAGGCAAACTGGACCTACGAAGCAATCTCAAACGCTTCAGGATTGACCAGAGAGCGAATCCGACAGATATCTAACTCGGCAGACAAGTTACCGGCTGGTTCAGCTTTTCCGCTCAACATTGACATCCCGGAGCCTCCGGTAATTCAGGAGAAGAAGCCTAAGGAATACATAGAGCCTTCACCAGAAACATTGAAGCGCCTTCTAGAACTTCAGCCGTACGCTCAGCAGGTTCGTGCCAATGGAACTAAGTACCGCGCAGAAGCTGAAGAGTACACAGAGCTACTTAACCACGCTCGAACTGTTGAAGGAGTTACCCTTTACCGTTTGGCTAAGCGTTTAGGTATTACTCACGGTGCGATTCGCTTCCGTTTGGCTCGCTATGGCTACATTCAGCCGAAGACTGCAAAGTCTAAGGTTTACCAGCCGATTCTAAAAGACAACCGACTAGCTAAGGAGATTTAATGCAAGAACTGATTGATCAATATAACGTTGAACTACAGCAGGAGCGTTTTGCAATGCTTGTTGCTGCTCGCGTTAATGAAATTCTTTCTGGAAGTGCAAAGGTTTTGGAATTTGCAACGGTAGGCGGAGTGTTTAACTCGGTAGAAGAGCAACAGCTAATGTTTGCCGACAAAATTGCACGTATTGTGTGCACAGCTATGAACAAATCAAACTCAGGAGAGGTATAAATGACAGACGAGGCAAAATGCCCAGTTCCGCACGGGGCGTCTAACGTGACCGGCACCAGCAACACAACTAAGTGGTGGCCAAACCAGCTAACTACCGATGCACTGACCCACAACTCACCAAAGAGCGACCCATTCTACACGGATATGTTTGACTACGCCGAAGAATTCGAGTCTCTAGACTTGGCAGCAGTTAAGGCAGACATCACCGAGGTTATGAAGACCTCTCACCCGATGTGGCCAGCAGACTACGGTCACTACGGTCCATTCTTTATTCGCATGGCTTGGCACTCAGCTGGTACTTACCGTACTAGCGACGGTCGTGGCGGTGCGGGTCAGGGCCTTCAGCGCTTTGCGCCTCTAAACTCATGGCCTGACAACGTAAACCTTGACAAGGCTCGTCGCCTACTTTGGCCAATCAAGCAGAAGTATGGCAAGAAGATTTCGTGGGCAGACCTAATGATCCTTGCAGGTAACGTTGCACTCGAAGACATGGGATTCCCTACCTTCGGATTCTCTGGCGGACGCGAAGACGTTTGGGAGCCAGACAACACCTACTGGGGCTCAGAAACCGAGTGGCTAACTAACAAGCGTTACGACGAGTCACGCGCTGCTGAAACTCTAGAGGGTCCACTAGCTGCGGTTCAGATGGGTCTTATTTACGTAAACCCTGAAGGTCCAGATGGTAACCCAGACTTCAAGCTAGCTGCTGCAGACATCCGCGAAACCTTCAAGCGCATGGCCATGAACGACGAAGAAACCGTTGCGCTTATCGCAGGTGGTCACGCTTTCGGTAAGACTCATGGTGCTGGCGATGCTTCGCAGGTTGGCGTTGAACCAGAAGGTGGAGAGATTCACCAGGCGAACCTCGGCTGGGCCAACTCACAGGGCAAGGGCCACTCAGAAGATACAATCTCTTCTGGTCTAGAAGTTACTTGGACCCCGAACCCAACTAAGTGGGACAACGGCTACCTAGAGATGATCTACGGCTACGACAAGTGGGAGCTCGAAGAGTCTCCAGCTGGTGCAAAGCAGTGGCGTCCAGTAGCAGACGAGGTGCACCTAGCTCCTCACGCTCACAAGGACGAGTTTGTGGAGATTCGCATGCTCACCACAGACCTGGCTCTACGTTTCGGCGATGAAAAGTACGACGAGATTTGCAAGAAGTTCCTTGCAGACTTCGACTACTTCACCGACGTCTTCGCACGTGCCTGGTTTAAGCTGACCCATCGTGACATGGGCCCTCGCGCTCGTTACGTTGGTTCGGAAGCTCCTATCGAAGATCTAATTTGGCAGGACCCAGTTATTGGAGAGTCATCAGTGTCACCAATCTCTGCTCCACAGCTTTACTTGCTGAAGGCAGAAATCTTGCGTGCGATTGACATCAACCCAGAGCTGGCACCTAAGCTAATCCGCACTGCGTGGTCTGCTATTTCTAGCTTCCGTAACTCTGATAAGCGCGGTGGTGCTAATGGCGCTCGCGTTCTACTAGAGCCACAGATCAGCTGGGAGTCAAACAACGCCGAAGAGATTCGTGACGTTGTAGAGCTACTACAGTCAATGCAGTTGTCTAATCACATCAACTTGACTAAGTCTGATTTGATCATCCTTGGAGCTAACGTTGCAATTGAACGTGCCGCATCCTTGGCTGGCCACTCCGAGCAGATCCCGTTCCGCAACTGGCGCACTGACACTACTCAGGAGTGGACTGACGTCGAGTCATTCAACCACCTGAAGCCTCTAGCTGACGGATTCACTAACTGGATTCCTGAAGGAACCGAAGACATCGCAGAGCGTCTACTTCTAGAGAAGGCAGCCCTACTTGGCTTGACTCCTCCAGACATGACAGTTCTTGTTGGTGGTCTACGTGTTCTAGGTGTAACTCACGGTGACACCAAGCACGGTGTTCTGACAGAGACTCCAGGCGTTCTAGATAACTCCTACTTCCGTAACCTTTTGGATATCAACATTGCTTGGGCTCCGAAGGCTGGACAGAAGGGCGTCTATGGCTCGCACTCCTACTTCAACGGAGAGCGTAAGTGGACTGCTACCCGCGCAGACCTAGTCTTCGCATCTAACTCGGTTCTACGTGCACTCGCCGAGGTTTACGCTTCTGACGATGCACTTAAGAAGTTTGCTGAGGACTTCATGTGGGTTTGGTACAAGCTCACCCAGCTGGATAACTTCAAGTAAACTAGATAAGAGAGGCGCGGGCTTTGGATCGGGAGTACTCGATCGGGCCCGCGTCTTTTTATTTATGTTAGAATTTAAACCCTCCCCAACCAGTAAGGATTACCTAATGCTCTCTCAGCTAGTTCGTGAAGCGTCTAAAGACGCACACGTTGCCGCTGAGCGTAGTCCATTTATGGCAGCTCTGATGAAGGGTGATTTACCATCAGAGGCATACTTTGATTATCTAGCTCAGCTTGCTCCAATCTATGAAGCCATTGAAAAGTGGGAAGGTAACCTCCCATTCTTTGACCGCCGTCTTGACCGATTTGAACGCATCATTGCAGACCTTGAATACATTGGCACCCGAGTTGTTTGCAATGAGACAATTTCTTACGTAGCTCATCTCAAAGAGCTGATTCAGCAAAAGGATGAAGTACGTATTCTTGCGCACCACTACGTCCGCTACCTAGGCGATCTATCTGGCGGTCAAGCAATCGGAGCCCTTGTAGCTAGGAACCTTTCGATCCCACCAAACTTTTTGTCTTTCTACGACTTCGATGATATTGGTGACCGCGTTCGCTACAAAGAGACCTATAGAGAGAATCTAGACACTTTAATCGGAGAAAAAGACCACCAGAAATTCATTGACGAAGCTATCTTAGCTTTCGATCACATGAAGAATATTTTTGACGGTCTTCAGAGCAAGTGGGCAGACTAATCTATGAGCTGGAGTGCAGGCTCCATAGAAAAGGTCACTGACCAGCTCTACAAGATAACTGACCTAAAGTGGTCCGTGCCTTCTGACGACTATGTTCGAATCGAGGGTAGCTCCTATCTTGCAACCTACAATCTTCACTACTGGCATTTCATTCACGAAGATTTAGCCAACTTTGAGGGGCTAAAGGCGCAAATACCTGATCTAACTTTAAGACTTTTTGATATCCATGGAGCAGTAAACTCTGACACCAAGAAACTGCACCAAGAAGTCATTGACAAGGCCTCTTACCTGCCATTTTTTCTTGAGCTGTACCCTCAGGACGTGACACTTACCCGCGACCAAGGCGTTATCTTCGATACCGTTTACGCCGGCATGACTACCTGCGATATCTACGCAGATGGAGAACTCTTCTCGGAGCATGGACTCTACCCTGCTTTTATACCAGGCAACCCGGGGTTCTCCGAGTGGAGCTCTTCGGAGTGGCCTCACGAGGTCGACTACGCTCTAACCGGGATAAGAATTCTAGCTGAGAAAGTCAGAAGCTTCGGTCATGCAGACGACATTGCTGCTAAGAAAATATTTATAACCAGAAAAGACGTGAACGCTCGTTTAAAGCAATTAATTGACGATCCGGATCACGAGCATTTAGTTAGAACTAGATATTACCAAGACGAGTTTCTCTGGGATTTCTTCGAGTCAAGAGGCTACGAAATAGTTTGCCTAGAAGATATGACCTACGAAGAGGAGATAACTCTATTTATGTCTGCCTCCCATGTCGCAGGCCCTACTGGAGCCGGGCTAGTCAACTTGTATTTAAGTAATTCAGGCACCAAACTTATTGAACTTATGCTAATACCCGACTTTGACTGGACATATATACACTTCCAGAACGCCTTCGGTGTTGATTACGAAAAAGTTGATCTTCGCCCCTACTCGGACTTGGAGAAAGTAAAGTTTTTATCAGATAAAGAATATCTTTAGGCTACTAACTATTAGCAATTACTCTCTACCTTTACTGGTATAATTTCTCTGGGAGACGTAAATCTAGGAACATAGGCAACAAAATGGCATCTAATTCAAGTTCTGAATATAAAGTAATTACAGACCAGATTGTCTCGCCAGACGAAGACATCATTGTAAAAATTGACGGCGGAATCTACAAAGGCTCGATCTCCGAGCAGAACCGCTACGTCACCGTATCTGACGGCCTAACCCTTCAGATCCTTGACGCTCACGACACCTACGAGGACTTCATCGATGAGCACCCAACCGGCGAGCCGGGCGACCTTCACATAGTTGACGGCGACCTGTACGCATGGAACAACCACACCAACGAGTGGGTCAACTCTGGAACCCTTAAGGGCGCTGATGCTGACTTCCTAAACGTAACCACCAACATTGTCCCAGACACTGACAACGCTCGCTCTCTAGGTACAGCCGAAAAGCGTTTCTCAGAAATCCACGTTGGCCCTGGAACTATCTACATCACCGATGACGTGACTGGCGATGACGCTGGACTAACAGTTTCTGACGGTGTTCTTCAGATTGACGGCGCTAACCAGCTTCAGGTTGGTCAGCTAAAGTTTGTTGACAACAACATCGAGTCAACCTCTGGATCAACCGCTATCGAAATCGGTCAGACATCATCTTCAGCTAACCTCGTGCTAAAGAGAAATACTGTAGTTGATGCCACCAAGACACTCTCTGTCAAAAAGATTCTCGGTTCTACAGCCTCTACCGACATCGAGCTTGGTGCAGCTACCGACACTGGCGACATCTCTCCAAAGCGAGACATCCACTTCGAAGACGGGCACAAGCTAAAGTTTGGAACTGGCCGTCGAGTTGACATTGAACCATCTCTAGCTCCTTACGGTAAGCAGACCGTTTGCGTAAAGACCACTGGCGGTAAGAACGACATGTACTGGGGTTCATGCGCAAGCAACGGAATCACCGGCGGTACTGACTACTACATCCTTGCTACTTTCACCACAAGCTAAGATCTACAAAAAGAACCCCCTGCGCAAGCGGGGGGTTTTCTTTTAGGGTAAGATAAAACAATGGGTAAAAGCATCATGGAACAAATCTCGTCGCTTCCAGATCAGGAGCGATATGAGATACTTGCTGGCATGGATCCAGAAGCACTGGTTTGGGACTGGTCCGTCTGGGGCAGACCTGAACAGTTCTGCCCGCCTGGAATTGACTGGAACGTTTGGCTAGTTTTAGCTGGCCGTGGTTTCGGTAAAACCCGTTTAGCTTCTGAATGGGTACGCGAACAAGCGAAGTACACCACTACTGGCCAACGCCGTTTTGCACTTGTTGCTCGTACCGCAGCTGACGTGCGTGACGTTATCGTTGAAGGCGAGTCGGGAATCATCAACGTTTCCCCTCCTTCCGAGAAACCCCTGTATGAGCCTTCGAAGCGTCGTCTAACTTGGCCTAACGGAAATACCGCCACACTCTTTACCGCGGATGAGCCTGACTCGCTTCGTGGTCCTCAGTTCACTCACGCATGGGGCGATGAGATTGCAGCTTGGCGTCAGACTCCGGATGCCGCAGGTATGACCGCGTTCGACAACTTGCGAGTTGGTACTCGTCTTGGTGCTAACCCTCAGATGGTAGTTACCACTACCCCGAAGCGTGTTCCGCTTCTCTACAAACTTATTGAAGAGTCTAGAACTGATAGAGCTGACGGTAGACCGTCAAACGTTAGAGTAACTCGCGGTTCGACTCTAGATAACGCAGGTAACCTCTCTCAGGCCTACTTGGACACTATTACTGGCGTTTACGAAGGTACATCACTTGCTCGCCAGGAACTCTATGGTGAGATGTTGGATGACGTCGAAGGCGCTCTATGGAGCGAAGAGATGGTCGAATCAGCTCGCGAAGCTATCTACCCATTCTCTACTCCGCTTCGTGTGATCGGTGTTGACCCTTCTGTCGCCGAAAACCCTCGCGACGAATGTGGAATTGTTGTTGTAGCTTCTACGGCAGAGCATGATCTGTATAAGCGCAACGCCTGGGTCCTCGAAGATGCGTCAGTTCACGGCTCTCCTGACACATGGGCGAGAAAAGTTGTTGAAATGGCTCGCAAATGGGGCTGCCCAGTAGTTGCTGAAGTCAATCAGGGTGGCGCTTTGGTTAAAAATGCTATTCTTTCGATTGATCCGAGCATTAAAGTGCTTGAAGTACACTCAAAGTACGGAAAACAGCTCCGTGCAGAGCCAATTGTGCTCGCATACGAGCAGGGACGTGTTCACCACGTCGGCTACTTGCAAGATTTAGAGTCTCAGATGTACTCTTGGATTCCGGAAAGCTCATCTAAGTCACCTGACCGCGTCGATGCACTTGTTCACGCGCTAACTGCACTCCTAATTAAGCCACCTCCAGGATTTTCAGGTGGAAAAATCCGCGCAAAGAGCTTCGCAGACCGTAAATTGGGAGTATCAAACCCAAATAATCGTCCTGCTGGACGTATTTTTAGGGTTAAATAATGAAAATTGTACTTGATCGCTTTCCTTGCCATTTAGCTGCTATCGGACCTGGAAAAGTGGAAGATGTGACCACTATGCGCAGCTTTGAACCTACTCCAGGCTCTAATTATCTAGAGATTACCCGAGTAATCATCACCGACACCCAGATTGTGGTGGCAAAAGACGGAAATGCTGGCCCCGAGATCGTATTTCGAGAGACATACGAAACGTTTATACCATCTACGGAGCCAACTAAAGATTCTTTTGTTGTCACAGCGTCAGGAAAAATGCTAGCATTCAAGAAAGATACTGGATGCGGCTGCGGATCACGACTGCGTGGTTGGAATCCATATAAAACCTTAACAGTCTGATAGGAAAAAATGGATTTTAGTTTAGTTTCATTCATCATATTGTGCTTAGCCGCGTATAGGGTTACCCACTTTATAGTTGCTGACACATTGTTCGAACCAGTACGTAATGCGGTCTGGAAGAGATTCCCACCAAGCACGAAGATCGGATATCTCTTCACTTGCTACTGGTGCACGGGCTTTTGGGTGGCACTTTTCACTGTATTCTTTGCCTACCTGCTACCCGATTTTACTTTTGTGGTATCATTAGTCTTGGCTATTTCCGCTATAATCGGGATAATAGCAACTCGCGTCGAGCGATAAACATAGGAGCCTGATCTTGGGTATTTTCAAAAAAGAAAGCGCAAAATCTAGAGACACTAGATCTGGTGTACGCGCTTCAGCTCCAAAGAATGCTACCCGTGTAGCTCCTGGTATTTCAGTTGACTCTTTCGGAATTGTCTATGCCGAGCCTCAGGTCTTTAACACACCACGGCCTATGACCGCAGCAGCTGCGCAGGTAAATCTTCAGGACAAGGGCGAAGCCGAACTATTTAAAGCTCGTCGCCAGTCTGCATCTACCTCATGGCAGAGCGAAGCATGGGAATACTACGACTCTATTGGTGAAATTAAGTACGCTTTCAATCTAGTCGCGTCTGTCGTCTCTAGAATTCGACTTTACGCCGCTGCAATCAATAACCCAAATGAAGCACCTGCTCCGATTGACGATGTACCTAAGGTTGATGAGCGTCTAGCAGCTGCTGCAGAGCGTGCTCTAGATCGACTAAGCTCAGCTTTCGGCGGTCAAGCCGGACTGCTCAAGGATGCGGCTCTCAACTTGCAGGTTACTGGCGAGTGTTACCTAGTTCAGATCCCTGAGCGCATCGGTTCTGGTCTACCAGAGTCATGGGATGTTCGCTCTGTTGACGAACTTCAGATTGACCAAAAGGGCAACTACATCATCAACCCTCGTCGCGATGTTGGCGGTGGCGGAATGATGTCTCAGGGCAACAAAGAAGCAATCCTTCTGCCAAACAAAGCTTTCGTTGGTCGTATTTGGCGATCACACCCTCGCTACACTCAAGAGGCCGACTCGTCACTTCGCGGTCTACTAGACCTATGCGCAGAGCTTCTACTCCTAAACCGCACCTTCCGTGCCACTGCACGTTCACGCCTAAACGCTGGTGCTCTTTACTTGCCAGATGGTCTTTCAGTAGCTGCGTCTCCGGACCCAGACTACCCATACGATGAAGATGGCGAATACAACCAGCAGTACAACCCAGAAGAGGCTGCTGACGACTTCGAAGACCAGCTTATCGATGCGATGACCACTCCGATTAAGGACGAGGACTCTGCGAGCGCCGTTGTTCCGCTAATCATTCGTGGTCCTGCAGAACTTGGTGACAAGATTAAGCAGTTCAAGTTCGAGCGTTCATTCGACCCAGCCCTTGCTCAGCGTGCTGACCGCGTGCTAGAGCGCATCATGCAGGGTCTAGACGTCCCTAAAGACATCGTGACGGGTCTAGCTAACGTTAAGTACTCTAACGCTCTTCAGATCGATGAAAGCCTCTACAAGGCCCACATCGAGCCTCTGATGCTACTTATCGTTGACGCACTGACGGTTATGTACTTGCGCCCATACCTAGTTGCAAACGGATACTCTGAGCAAGAAGTGAAGAACGTCTGCATCTGGTACGACCCATCTCTAGTTGCTACTCGTAATGACCGTGCAGCCGACGCCGACATGGGCTTTGACAAGATGGCCGTATCGTACGACGCATGGCGTCGTGCCCACGGTTTCTCGGAAACTGACGCTCCAGATCCTACAGAATACGCGCTGCGACTCATCATGAGCAAGGGAATGGTTAGCCCAGAGCTAACTGAATCTATGCTCGGTGCTGTTGCTCCAGAACTTATGGGAAAAATTCGCGCACAGAACATGCAGCAGAGTGGAGCAGAGATTCCAGCAGACATCGACCAACTACTACAGGGCGGATCTCCAGAGGCCGCTCCCGCACCTGAAGCACCGGCTACAGGACTAGCAGAGCCAGAGGCATAATATGGAAAACAGCAAAATGGATGTAGCCCAGAAGCTAGCAGTAGTGCTATCTGATGTAGTTACCGCAAAGTTTATCCTTCACGGATACCACTGGAACGTAATGGGACCAGACTTCGGCGAGTACCACGAATTCTTCAGAACTTTATATGAAGATGTAGATGGTTCGGTTGACGAACTAGCAGAGAACATCCTTAAGGTTGGCTTTCCAGCTCCGTACTTGCTTACAGACTTCTTAGAGATGTCATGTATCAAGGAAGAGCGCCAGGACGGCACCTCAAGTCAGTTCCTACTTCAGTCAGCATTGCGCGTTATGGAGCACTTGTATGCGTGCCACAACGAAGCATTCCGCGCTGCTCAGGCCTGCGACCTTCAGGGTCTTATGGACTTCCTAGCTGCACGCATGGACATGTACTCTAAGTGGATTTGGCAGATTAAGGCATTTTTAGGGGTTCGCTAATATGGAATACGTAGAAAAAGTACTACTAGCAACTGGAGGGGCCGCGGCTCCAGAGGAAATCCTAAATGAGGAAGAGATCCTTGCTCCAGAGGTAGAAGAAGAGACCGAAGCTGCCCTTGAAAAAGACGCAGACGATCCTTGCTGGGATGGGTATGTCCAGGTTGGTATGAAAGAGAAGAACGGTAATAGAGTTCCAAACTGTGTACCGTCATCTGCAACCATTAACTATCTGATTGATGATATTAACTCGTCTTTTGGTATATCACGCCATGTAAGCAAGGAAGCTGCCTACGAGGTAGCCAGAAAGGCTTGCGATAAGTACAGCTACCTTTCATCGTGCGAAGATACTCACTCTGCAATTATGTGGGAACTCCACACTTTTGCTGAATATGCAACTACCGGGCTTGTAGCCGACGGCGAAGATTTTTCAATGTATGCTGACTTGCTCTCTGAGGGCCACCCAGATACCGAGGCCTCTCTAGTTGCATCCCTGCTTTGGGTTTCAGGTGCTCCAGAGCTAGATAACTCTGGTCGTCAGATACTTATCAACGCTTTTAGCAACGAGTCTGATTATGTAGATTCTTTGCACTCAAGCACCAGACTTAAGGTTCTAATCTCCAGCGGAAGCCTCTCTGAGGCCACAACGAACCAGCTAAAAGCTGCGGTTCAGCGCTACCAACAAGTCGACTAAATTTTAATAGGGTAAAATTTTACTTAGATTTTATTATTATCTGTAGAGGATATCCATGCCTAACGAGCTGCACAAGCGCCTAAATTCACTAGTAGCATCTATTGGGTTCAATGATGGCGCTAACAAGGGTTTCTGGCGAGTCCAGCCACGTGAAAAATTCGGTGAAGATGCCGGTCAGTGGATCGAGATGGGCGCTGAGCTCCGTATGTTCTTCAAGAACAAGCGTGGCGAGACAGCTAGCGTAACCGGAAGAGCTGTAGGTTCTACTGGTACCCCTGATGGTGTTCGTGTTCTAATCCAGGGCAAAGACTCTGAAGGCGTAGCCGATGGTATCTATGGTGCTAACACGGCTAACGTTCGAATTGCAGACGCTATCATCCCTGACGAAGTACTAAAAAAGCAGGGCATCGAGAACAAGCCTCAGATCAGCAAGGAGCAGGAAGCAACTCTTCCAACTCTTGATCAACTAGAGAGAGCCGATATCACCGATGAGGACATCCGACTCATCAATGAGGGCATCGATGCTCCCGAGGCAAAAGAGCAGGCGTCCTACCGCAAATCTGTAGAAGCTGAAGAAGCAAAGGGTGCAGACGCAACCGAGACAGAGCAGCCTGCCGAGCCTATTGAAGATTTACTTGTATCTAGAGACCCGATCGCAGAAGTTATTGCCGATATTGCCTACAATGGTGACACCGAAGAGACTCTAGACGCTCTTATCCAGAAGATAGAAGCAGACTCTGACATTAAAAAGGTTAAGGGATTCAGCCTTGACCGTGGAAACGTTATTCGTGCTAATGACGGAAACGATTACACTATCGAAGACATTGACTTCGAAGCTAAAACCATGAAGCTTCTCACCGCTGATGGTCGCCCAGTAACTAGGCCGATGCAGGATCCAAGGGACCCTAGCAAGCAGGTGCCTACACGACTATTCCCTATTGACCCTAAGAAGGAATACTCTGTCGTGAAAGGCAAAAAGGGCCTACCTAAGCCAGCAAAGCCAGCCCCTAAGGCCGAGATTCCTACAGCCCCAGAGACGAACGCTCCCGAGGCTACTCCAAACGCACCGGCCGCCCCAGAGACCCCTGAAGTGCCAGAAGTTCCAGCTGCCGAAGCGCCTGCAACTCCAGCTAAGCCTCAGAAAATTGGTGCTGCTAAGCGCCGTGCCGATGATGGCAAGACCATTAAGCGTCAGGAATTTACCCCTGAAGAGCTAGAGGCCTTGCGCAAGACCAAGCTAGACCCTCTTGTGAACGAGAATGGTGAATCTGCTCTAGAGACCGACGCTAAGGGTAAGGTCCGTCAACCTCGTGACCCTAACGCGATGCTTAACTTCTTGGCTGATACCTATAAGAACTCTAAGTTCAACGACAGAGGTCAGCTAGTTCTAATGCGCGAGACTTCTAGCGAGAACGGTAAGAACATCGAGTGGGAGATCCGTGCAGCCATTACTGGTGAAAAGAAGATCGCTTACATGTTCCACTTTAAGGACTTGGACACTGGCGAAGAGCAGACACTTCTACACAAGGATGCTCGTGACTCCGTTCAGTCTCTAATTGGAAAGACTAACGGTCCAGAAGTTCTTGCTGATATTCTCACCGGTAAAGAGACTCGTAAGTACAGCCCAACTTTCGACACAGCTGTTCACGCTAACGACGTTCTAGAGCGTTCCCTATACTTCAAGTATCAGGGTAGAACCAAGACTATCACCGAAAGCGCAAAGTACTACTCTACCGGGTATGCCCAGCGAATCAATCCGGTTAATGGAACACTCCTAGAGCAGGAAGTTCCTAGCACATTCGAGGCTTACCAAAACAAAGATCGAGAAGCTCTAGAAGCTCGACTTCGTGCAGTATTCGGGCGTCTACCTGTAGACGAGCAGACCCATGAAGAAGCTAGAACAGCTATTAGAGAGTTGTTCGCCGAGCGTTTCCCAGAGGAAGACAAGAGAAGCTTCGGTATGGCCGTGACCATGGCGTCTAAGGCTGTGCAGCAGAACCTTCTAGATACTCCAGAGAACCGAGCAGTCCCTTGGTCATCGAAGGATAAGGTTACCTCACTTGAGGTCGGTCAGGTTGTTGAATACGAAAACAACATCAAGGAAAAGTCAATTGTTCGCGTAATTGGTAAGCAGAAAGTAAACACTGCTAGCCCTGCTCAGAGCGATGACATCTTTGACTATGGTGACTACGTAACCGTAATCGATGCAAATGGTAAGAGAACATCTCTACCTTCAACTAGCTTGGCTATCCTTAAGGATCAGAAGACTGAGCTAACCACCTATAAGGGTCGTGTATCTGGTGCTCGTCTTCGTGAAGAGCGTGG